ACCGGCCAACCTACACGCGATAACAACCATTATTGTTGGCGAAGTGTCTCAAGCATTTATTAATCTAGGTGCAATAGCTAATAAGGTTTGGCTATTCATCGCTAACGGATTTAGTGATGCAATGTTTAGCGCAATCAACAAAGTAAAGGCTAAATTTAATGATTTAATTGCCAACGCACAAGATAGTTTTGGCCAATTGTTTGAATTCTTTGGCGCTGAAGATGTGGCGCAATCATTTGCTACTGCAGCCGAACAATCAAAGCAAACCGCATCCGACCTAACAGCGTTTAATGAAGAGCAATTAATCATTAGGCAAGAGCAGTTGCAAGCTGAAATCGATGCAATTAATGCAATGACAGAGATAAAAATAAGCGCCTCTAATACCGCGATACAAGCAGGTCTTGACGAAACCCAAAGCCTTAAAGAACAAACTGCAGAGCGTAAAAAGATAAGACAAACCGAAAGAAAAGACGCGAGAAATAGAGCTGCAGGCATTGAAAAGTCTGGGAAAAAGATTGTTGCTGATGACAAGAAAAACAAAGACGGCTTAAATTTTAACTTAGATGACGCTCAGAAAACAGCATCGGCGTTAGAGACTGCAGGAATAGCGGATAGTAAATCCGCAGCTGCAGCTCAAATCGGAATTTCAGCATCTAAAGCAATATCGAAAACAAGTGAACTTGGATTCCCTCAAGCAATTCCGTTTATAGCGCAGGCATTAGCAACCATAGCAACCGCAAGAAGCGCTTTAAAAGGCGCGGGAAGGCAAACAGGCGGCAACGTATCACAAGGTGTTATGCATCCAGTTAACGAGAATGGCCAGCCTGAGTTATTAGTTCAAGGCTCAAAACAATTTTTATTATCTGGTCAATCGGGCGGAAGCATTATCCCTGCAACATCAATGAGGTCTGGCGGAAGTGGTGGCGGAATTAATGTCACGGTTAATAATAACGCGTCTGACCTGGTTGAAGTGAGTGAGCCGTTTGTTACCCAAGGTGAATTGATGATAGCGATTAACCGGGCAACGGTCCAAGCAGTTGATCAAGTTAACACTAGTTTAGCCAGTGGTCGCGGCGAATCGTCCGACTCAATACGTCAAGGCTTTAATTTAACGAGAAATATATAATGGCGTTAGCTTATCCCGAAAATTTACCAATTCCACTAGTTACAAGTTACAGTCACCCTGACTCTAGAAAGGTTAGGCGTAATGATGTTGAAACTGGACCGCCTAGATTTGAGTTGTTATCTGCGGACGGACCTTCATTTCCATCTATCCAATGGCTATTTAAACCTTTAGAATTTCAAGTTTTCGAAGGGTTTTATAGACACACTTTACAGCTCGGCTCTATTTCGTTTGATATGATGTTGAGTGTCGGTGATGGCGTTAGAGTTCACGAATGTTATTTTAACAAACCTTATAAGCCAAGTCTTCAAGGTAAATTATGGAAGGTGACAGCCAGCATGATAACGGTGGAAAAAAAGTATGGCTAGCATTGATGAATATAAAAAGTTTGTTTCGAGTATGCCTGAAGCTCAACGAGAATTTAGGACGATAGAACTATTCCATCCTGATTTCGGATTATTGCGATTTGTCCAAGATTTTAAAAGTGTTAATTTAACATTAGAGTCAACGGCACCCAGAAACGCATCAACAAGCGTAACTTTCACGGCTATCAGCATGAGTTTGACGGAGCCAGGAGAAAACGGACAAATAGAACAGGTATTATCCGTGAACCTCGGCGCTGTTGGTAACGAGGTCAACGATAAGCTCGAACAAATTACCGGCGCAGGATCTTTAACCCCAATTGAGTTGATTTATAGAAAATATTACAGTGGCGATTTATCAGAGCCGGTCTTAGTGCTTAGTATGTCCGTGGCTGATGTATCGTTTAAAAGTTATGAAGCGGTCACGTTTACCGGTGAAGATTCTAATTTTGCAATTAAACGAGCAGGCCAGCTCTACTTGCTTGAGCGCTTCCCTACTCTGAGCCTAGTATGATTGATTATAATGATTACATAGGTATCCCATGGGTATGCGGTAAGGCTTCATTTGACGGCGCTGATTGCTGGGGTTTGGTTTCGATGGTCTATATGGGATTATTTAATATTCAACTAGCACATTTTAACGTTGATGATATCGATAACCCAGAAAAAACCATGCATAAAATAGAATCTGTAAGGGATAGGTCTGATCAATGGGAAAAAACATCTACCCCAAATGAGGGTGATGTTGTAATGATGATAAGCCGCAAAACCTTAAGACCTGAACATGTTGGGGTTTATATTGGCAAAGGAAAAATACTACATTCCATGACAAGAGAAACAGGGCAATCGGAAATACATCCTGTTAAACTAATGAGCAAGATATTTAAACGGTTAGAATATTATACTTATGTCGGCTAATATCATTATCCACAACGATCCTGAAGGGATCAACAAGCGAATTATTCATTCTGTGGATAATGGCGTTAACCTGTTGTCTTGGATGGTTATTAAATACGGTGAAAATGGCTTTAATGTACCGACTAAGATATTTTTGGGTGACGCAAAAGATGGAAACGAAATTGATCAAGATAGTTATCAGGAAATTAATCGAACATTAAAAGCAGACGACATAATCAATATTGTCCACAGACCACAAGGCACAGAGTTAATTGTTGCGGTCATTGTGGCAATTGTGGCGTCAGTTGTTCTTGCTCCAGATATATCGCCACCGCCACAGGTTGAAAACCCCAACTTCCCGAAAACAAATGAATCTCCAAATAACCGACTAAGTGGACAAACAAACTTGGCTCGACCTCTTGGAAGAATACCTGATATCTATGGTCGTATGAGGGTTTACCCAGACTTAGGCGCTAAAACAGTTTCAGAATTCATCGGACAAGTGAAATTTATTACTGAGTATTTAATTATCGGTCGTGGCGAATATGATTTAGAAGATATTAAAAGCGGCGAAACTTTAATTAGTGAGATTACAGGGTCAGATTTTACAATATTTAATCCTAATGACTTAATCCCTGAGTTATTGGATGTAACAGAATCTAATGAAATTAATGGCCAAGAAGTTAAAGCACCTAATGACACCAGCTTATTTAGTGCAAGCGCTGAAAATATAACTTTTATATCGAGCAATTCAACTTTTCAGAATCCACCAGAGTCCGATGAATCAGGCCTGGCGGCATTTGAGGGCCTTCTAATTGGAACAAAATTTGACGTTGCTGGTACATTAAACAATAATACTACATTGACATTCAAGTCGTTTAGTAAGTCGTCAAACGACCCCAAGCCGCCTAATTTCAATGCGTTTACAACTTATACGATCGGCGTTGATGAGGCTCTAACTGATGAAGTTGTCGCAACTACGGTTTTATTTGATGAGGCACCAGAAACGGCTCCGGGTGTTGTAGGCCCGTTTATTGTCACTGGTGGAACTCAAGAGGTTTGGTTTGATATCATTGCCAGTAGAGGTCTAGCTGATCGCCGTGACAGCGCAATTGTAAGTGTAACAATCGATTTCGATTTGATTTTAGACTTAATCGATAGCCTTGGAAACATAATAAACACCGAGACAACGAGAGTTTCAATTGTTGATAACACTTTAGATCAAAGGTTTTATACTTTTAAGGTTATTCCAGCAAGTCCGGGATCTATTTATCAAGCTTCTGTTCAAAGACTTACTAATACGGTCAATGATGCTGCTTTTTATGATACGACTAAATGGACAAGGTTGGCCGGTGTCGATATATTAACTAATTTCGACCAGGGTAATGTCACAAGTATTGTTTTGACAACTCAGGCAACAGATCAAGCAACACAGGCGCAAGAGAGAAAATTTAATTCAATAGTCACTCGTAAATTGAGAACTTATACCACGGCTGGCGGTGTCATTATTCCTGCATTAACGGCCACAACAAAATTTGCTGATGCTTTGTTAGAGCATATGACTAATAGCTTTATAGGTAATAAGCCAACAAGTGATATTGATTTAGATGAGCTTTACACCATCCAAGAAGCGCTAGACGTTGACCCTATTTACGGCTCTGTTCTTGGTCGGTTTAGTTATTCGTTTAGTGGTGAAAGATCAAGCGTGAAAGATGAATTGTTAACGATCGCAAATGCTTGCAGAGTTTTCATTAAAAAGAACGGCAACCGATTAGAGTTTAGTCGCGATGAAATTCAATCAGTTAGAACAACTCTATTTAATACTAGAAACAAAAAGCCAAAATCAGAGCAGAAATCAATCAGGTTTCAAAAGCCTAATGATAATGATGGTGTTGAAATACAGTGGACATTTGAAGATACTGGCGAGGGTTTTACTGAAGAATTTAATGATGGCGTTTCACTCAACCCTAAAAAAATAGATGCGGCAGGTATTAGGAATTTTAAGCAGGCTTGGAATAGAGGTTTTATAGAGTTTAATAAACTTAAGTTACAAAGAGAATCAGTTAGGTTTGAATCGACAAAAGAAGGATTATTATCTCAAGTTGGTGACAGGGTTGCGAATGCTGATGGAACCGACATTAAGGCACAAAGCGGAGAAGTAAAGTCGCTTGCTACATTAACGGTTGAAACTTACACAGCAATTGATTTTGACGGCAATGCAAATGCCACAGTTATACTGAGGGACGAATCAGGCGTGGCCAGTACAGAAATCACTGTAACCCCTAGGTTAGATGGGATTAGCGGATTTATACTCGCAGGACTTCCCGCTTTTACTATTAGGATTAGAGGCGACTTAGATTATCAGGTTGGCACACTTTACACTTTTGCGCTAACTGGCGAGCAGAAAATAAGAGATTATATTTTACAAAAAAGAACACCTAAAACTAATGGCTATGTAGGTTTAGAGTTATTGAACTATGACCCTGATATTTATGCGCCTGACACTTTAACTCCGCCAACACATGAAACAACATTAATTTGCGTTACCCTTGACCCTGTCGCAAGTGGAAATCTTGTAGAGGAGCCAACAGTTGCATTATCAACCGCCGCCGTTGAAACGCTTGCTTGGGACCTTGCGGCCACAGGAACATATTTGGCAGAAAGCAATGTTTCAATCGGACTCCTTCAATTTGCGGTTGACATTTCTGGCAATTGGAATGTCACAAGCTCAGGAAACGTGCAATCAGATACAGATTCAGGCGATTACAGGCCTAAAGTTATTGGTGACGACCCTGATAATTATGAAATTAAAGTAACTCGACTAGTGAACTCAGGCATGGGAACAGTTTTTCCTGTTGGTGGCGCTGTGTTCGGCTCGTTTGTTCCGCTAAATGGCGGCGAAGGGATATCAGTTGTTCAGTCATCAGCCGGCACAACAAATGTTTCTGTTACTATAGAAGTAAGAGAAATAGCAACCCCAGCTAACACAACTGGATTAGCATCTTTTGTATTTGATGCGACCAAATCTTAGAGGAATTTATGAGCAATCAATGGTACAACAAAACAAAGACAACAATTGGAAAAGCTGGGCTAGATTTAAACTCGCTATCCAATCCGAAAATGATTGCAATCGAAACCGGTCTTTATACTTTTAGCCAAGCCGATGATTTTTTAGATGATATTCCAGTAGGCGCTAGATTGGCCACAGTCAACTTGTCGAGTGTAACGTTCGGCGTTTCGTTGGAGTCATATTTAGACGCTGACAACCCAACTTATACAACGCCAGCAGTCGGAACGGTGGTGGCCTTTGTGATTTTTAACGATAGTGGGGTAGAAACAACTAGCCCATTAATCGTATTTATTGATACTGGCGTAACCCTTCCAATTACAACAGAGACAGGACGAGACTTAGAAGTTATTTTCAATGCAAATGGCATAGCAAGATTATGAGTGTGGCTTATCCAGCAATTCCAATTCCTTTAGTGACAGGCTATTCACATCCTGATTCACAGAAATCTAGATGGAATAATTTTAATACTGGACCGCCTGATTTCAAACTGTTG